TTTCTATCAATTACTTCGCCTGTGTTGTTAGTTTCATCACACACTACTAAAAAGTCTGTGATACCTCGTCTACCTTGTACTTCTCTTAGGAAAGGTTCTACAATGTTTCTAAAGTTTGCTCTTGTAAATTCGTCATTAAATTCAAAGAGTTGGAATTTAGAAGCAGTTGCTACTGCCTTTTCTAAAGTGATGAACAATCGTCTAACATTGATTCTATCAAATGCACTTGGAGATCCTAGTCCAGTTTTATCTCCAAACAAGATTGTTCCTTGTCCTGAGAAAGTTGCAACTGGATTTACTCTACTTGTGTAAAGGTCATCTCTTTGTGTTTTTGTAGGATTATATGCTAATTTAGCAGCGCCTCTAATTACACCTCGGTTTAAACCTGCAGGTGAGAACCAAGAGTCTGCTAATATGTCTGTTCTAGCAGCCAATCCAGCAATGTCTCCGTTTAATGGTACAAATCTGTACACATCATTGTATCTGTCATAACAATATTTGTAACCACTATCAAATACAACATAACTTGATGATCTGATTCCACTAAAGAAATCAACAACATTACTTGTTTGTGTATTTGAGTTAGAAATATTAACAACATCACTTCTTTGCGGTGAAGCAAATACTACACAATCTTTTCTGTTTTCAGCGATTGTGATTAAGTTATCAATATGACTAGCAGAACCACTAGGTCCAGCAATTATTAGTCCTACATCTACCGTATCAGCGTCATTAAATAGCTCGTAACCTGCTTTTAATTCGCCGTCAGTAGAATCAGTACCGTCTAATCCACCAGATAATGATTCACTTGATGGTACATCAACAGCAGTAAATGTTGTTCCTGCAGCTGCGTTACCCCAATTGGTTCCAGATGAGTTATGATCCATCCAAAATACATAATTAGATTTATTACTAATTACCGTTGGATAGTAGTTAACATCTCCTTGTGGAGATTTTGCGTCAGAAGCTTTAGAAAGTTTAGAATAAGATTCTAAAACCGTTCCTGGTACTCCTGAAACTGATCCGTCTTCATCTATAACAACCACGTGTATTTCATCGCCAGAACCTGATCTTGCAGAAGCATAAGCAGAAGTTCCTGGAGCGCCATCAACTTGATCTGCGTATCTCCATTTTCTTTTTATTCTTGCATTATCAGCAACAGCAGTTATTAATCCGCCTTCGCCTCTAGGATGTTGTACAATTGTTACAACCGTTGAAGTAAGATTAGTTACTCTATATTTTTCACCAGTAGTGAAATCTACGCCAGAAGCAGTTGTAGAAAACTCAATGATGTCTCCAACATTAAGGTAACTAGTTGCGTCTGAATCAACCGTTATTGTTGTATCTCCAACAGCGGCACCGCCGTCTAGTTGTTGAGATACAGATGTTATTTGTTCAAATGCCGAAGCACTTGGACAAGTTGCTACTAAAAGACTATTACCCCAAGCACCTGCTGATCTAGCAGCGAAAGTACCTACTGAACCTTGTCCAGTTGAATAATTATCCTCGTAGTCTTGTTTGTTTTTTACTAGTAAACCACTACCGCTGGCAGTTGCGTTTACTTGATTTGTTTGGCTAGCTCGTACTACTCTTAATGAGTTAGAATATTGTAGAAAGTTAGCAGCGCTGAAAAAATACTCAAAGTTATTTACATCAGGTTTACCAAAGGTATCCACAAGTTCTTGTTCACTAGAAATAGAAACAACTTCATCTAATGGTCCTTTACTGAATTGTCCAGAAAAAGCACCGATTGAAGTTGATACTGCAGGAATGATTCTTGTTAAATCTCTTTCCTGTACGAGAACACCAGGTGATACTTGAAATGCCATAAGTTATTCTCCTCTAATTAGCTAATTTAGTAGTCATTTTATTCAAAACTCGTATTATTCATACGCCCATATTTAAATTTCATTCTTACTGATATTTATAATAGTGTAAAACCTAGTGGTTTTTTCGCACCACAGGTATCCATCTATCGCCATATTCATCTATTGTTTCTTCTTCTCCTGCATTAATACCATCATCTACAAAACCAAATGGTGCCATATCTTGTTCTATTAGATTTTGTTGTTCAGCATACATTTGCATACGAGCATTTTGATTAGTCAATTCTTTAAAATAACCTTGATTTGATACCCAACCAAAGATAACTAAGCACATCATTAAATCATCATTGCTACCGTCCTCAGCCTGCCAGGATTGACCTCTTTTAGCAAAGGTTGACATTTCCTCTATAATTTTGAAAGAGTTGATTAATAACTTATCTCCTTCAATAAGTGTCTTTAAATTGGCACAACCTACTCGTTTTATCTGTTTTGTCATACGAACACCTAAAGATGAACCACGACCACTAAACATAGCACCTAGTATTTGACCAGCACGACCTTTTTGTGTACACATCAATACATTAGGATATTCTATTTCGTACTGCAATGCTTCTGCTATTTGTTGACCTATATCATTTACTTCAGTTAATATATGCGCCTCATTATATCGTCTAGCAATTTCAGATATTATATTAGGAAATACAAAAGGTTTTACCTCATTGTTTTTATATATTGCAACAACTTTAAATGGCATTTTAGTTACATCAAATACAATAAATGCTGAATAATCTTTATCTACACCTCTTGCGACATCAACCGTAATAACATATGTACGACCTTTAATAGGTTTTTCAAATTGTTCTACACTACCTTGTGATAGTTTAGGAACATCATAAACTAAAGATTTAATTTTAGAAGGACTAATAAGTGTGTTTACTGAACCTAAAAATTCACACTCAAACTCTTGTTGAAATTGCTCAGGTGATGTATTTCTAATTGTTTGTTCTTTCCAATTATCATCTCTTCCTGGTACCTCTGACCAATGTACCTCAATAGGTATGTAATCGTTTCTTTTCTTTATTGCGTCAATCCATAATTTATAAAACTGATTCATACCATACGGTGTAGAAACAATAACCATTTTAGTTTTTTGTCCAGAAGATATTGTAGGATAAACGGAACTGAAAAACATCTCGGCGATGTTTGTAGGTACGAAAGCAAACTCGTCAAGGAATATTATATTATAAGAACCACCCCTAATAGCACTTGAAGAAGTAGCAGCGGCAACTATCGTTGATTTATTTTCTAATTCAATATTACCTTTGTTCCAATTTACTACACCTTGTTGCATCCATTTAGGTAAGTTTTCATATGCAAGTTGTAATCTTCCTAATATATCTCTGGCAGTAGAAGATTTGTTAGCAAGTAAAGCAATATTAGAGTTTGGATTAAACATTGCATAGTGCATTAAATAAGAAACCGTTGTTGTTGATTTACCTGATTGTCTAGGTAGTTTGCAAATTGTAAATCTATTATTATGAATAGTATCTACTATCTTTTTTTGAAAATCATACATTTTAAAAGGTACAAGACCTTCATCAAGCGATACAATTCTTACATATTTTTCCATAAAATATACAGGATCACCAGCACACTTTTGATATTCTAAAATCTGTTCTTTAGTAAATTCTTGTGGTGTGTTTATCTTTTTTAAATTAGGGTTACCTAAATATGCGTCTGTTATTGCCATTTTATTTGTATCCAAACCATCCTGTTATTATATATTTCTCGTGTGTGTCAGAAATTTGACCACTATGCGTATGTGTAAAATCGGTTGGCCATATCAATGTTAATCCTTTTTCAGCAGGTGTAGTTATCTTTTGATATTTAAAATTAGTACCTGCATTAGGCACACTATTTAAATAAGTCATCCACACTAGACAACGCTTTTCCATTTTAGAAGTTCTTTCACAATGCTCAGCAAAATATCCTCCACCTGGTGGATAGTATTGTATATTTGCACCTTCAGTTAAACCAAAAGCATTAAAACCTTTTACTTCAGGATATAATTTTTCATATAAACCTACACACTCTTTTAATGCGTTTTTATATGCAACAAATCTAGGTTCTTTATAATCAGGATGTAGACCTAAATCAACTGAATCTTTTACATTCTTTTGAACATTATAAGGTCCACCAGATACTCCTACATTTTGATGTTCTTTATTATCGTTAAATAAATCTATAAGATCATCACATATTTTTTCATCTATGTGCCAACCTCCAACAAAACTTTCGTGTGGCGTATCTAACTTAATCATTATTTTCTTCCCATTCTGATCTAACTTTTTTCATAAAACTTATTCTACAATCACCACCTTGTACGGTTTTTTCATCTAACCACGCCCACGCTCTATAACCAGTTTCTTCTCTATAACTTATATCATATTCGTCAACATTAGTAAAATGTAAAGACTCTATTACATCTAATTCAGGTACCGTTTTTTTTGCTTTTTCATATAATTGTGTAATTAATTCTTGTGCAATTTCTCTGCTATCTGCAAATAAAAATCCAGAGAACATTCTCTTATCTCTAAAAGTAAAATATTCTGTACCTACTAATTTATTTCCATCATATATACCTACCCACCATTTAGGATTTTTAAAAAAACCTTCTAAATATTTTCCTTTAAAATCTTTTTCATTACCTCTTAAAATAAAATACTCTCTCATAAACATTCTAAAATTTTTAAAATGTTCAATAGCTCCTTGTACGGATTCTTCGTGTTCTAAATCAGGAAATTTATGTGCCGCTATATAAAAAAGAGCATCGGCTTGTTCAATCTCTTTAATTTTTAGGTGTGATGTCTTTGCCTTCAAATTGTTCATTTTCACTTTTCCTCTCACTATTTGTTTCAATAGTTTTTTTATTTAACATCTTTTGTAGTTCGGCAGTTGAACCTACAAATAAAGCATTTTTAATATTGGCGTTTGTTTTATTAGGTACTTCTTTTAAATCTTTTAATTTTTTTTGTAAGTCTTGTAATTTATCAACGGTAGTTCCTACTTGACCAATAAGTTGTCCTGCAACTTCATATGCTCTAGGATGCTGACCTTCTTTTGCAATATCAAGTATGCCTTGAATTGCCTCTTGTCCTTTTTCTATAAGACTATAATAACTTTCTCTACTATAATCATAATCAGTATTAATATCTTTTTCAACTGCTAATTCTAATTCACCTTGTTTTCTTTCAACAGGTGGACTAAATTCTTTTTGTGTAGTTGTAGGTGTATCTACACCTAATATTTCATTTACTTTATCTTCTAGTTTACTCATTATGTATCATTCCCACTTGATGGATCATATCTCTTACCATCATCATAAAAACTAATTGTAGTTGTAAATCCAAAATCATCATCTGCGTCAGCAGTTATTGGATCAGGTAAAACTACAACTCTTTCTTCCCTTGCTAATTGAGGATCCGTATCTGCCCCCAAATCTGCTTGTGCTTTTTTAATAACACCTTGATTGTTCATAGGACCAAACAAGTATGTTTTAGCAGTAAAGTTAATAGTATATATAACCGCTCTTCTAGTCGTAAAATCGCCATCATAACTATCCTCATAATTAATATTGCCTAATACAATAGGTATATCTCTTTTAATATCTAAATTAGGAACCATATTTACCGTTACCGTATAGTCAGGTTGAAAGTAAGGTAAAATCTGTTCAACTATTTGTAATCCATCTTCAGCAGTTGCTGTAAAAAGATATAGTTGTAAATTAATATTGTATGGCACAGGTGTATAATTAAAGTTTACTTTCTTACCATCTTCACCTGATTTCACTTGTGAATATTTTTGAACACGAGTTAATTTTCTAGTAGGATCATAATTAAGACCTGTGATCTCAAAACCCATACGAGGTAAAGATGTTGCAAATTCTCTACTATTTAAATTTGCTTGTTGATCTAATCTTACCATAAACTTTTCTTTAGGTGCATATGCAAGAGGTACTTTTATTCTAGCAGTTACACCACCAGTTTTATTTGTTCTTTGTATTACTATATTATTAAACACTTGTCCAAATGCAATAATAAGTTTTCTTAAACTTTGATTATAAAATCTATTACCTAACATTATGCTGAGTCCTCATCTCCAAAAGGATTTCTTTCAGTAAAGTCTAATATATCATCTAATGCTGATGATGTATCAAATCCTGCTTCAGTATCCAAATCTGTATTTGACGCATAAGGTGATTGTGTTTGTAATACTGATTCAGTAAAATCTTCGTTCATTAAAAATTGTGGTTCACCTGTTGATAAGTCTTGTTCTAATCTTATTGATCCTTCACCATCTAAAGCAGCCTGACCACTTTCTAAACTAAACTTGTAATTTAATTGATCTAGTGTGTACTTGTCTTCAGCACTATCTATTGCCTCTAAACCTGTATCTAGTTTTTCACTAGAATATTCCCAACGAGTTACTCTTAATTTGTAAACTGGTAATTGACCTAATGCAAAGAAAGGTTCCTGATCTTCAACAAATTGAATCTCAAAAAATGAGTTCATCAAAGGATAGTATATTATATCACCTTCGTTTGGTCTTCCTGTAGCAATTAAACTATCTTTTAATCCCACGTGATAATCCCACGCTCTTTTAGATACCATAAATGTAGTATCTTCTCTAATTTCTAAACCAAATTTTGAAACTATTTCTTGTTGACCTGCAAAACCTTCAGTTGACTCTACATACATTTCAACCATCCAAGAGTCATCAAACCTAGAAGTTGTATCTTCTCCTAGAATTAAATCTCTATTGACTAGTGTTCTCGGTAAGTAATAAACATCGTGGCCGTAAATTTTAAGACCCTCTACAATTAAATCTTCGTAAAGTCTTTTTTCGTTTTGATTACCAATACCGTTGCCACCTTGAAAGTAATGATTAACTGGCATAGTATTATCCTATCATAAAGGCTGGGTTTAATTCGTAAGTAGTTCTTATTTCTGTTTCTAATTTTTCTATATCAGCAAGTGCTTCAGTATATATTTGTTGTCCATTTAAAGTTACGCCACCAACCATTGCAACTCCATTGAATTTAGATAAGTTAGCACCCCATTGTTTTTTAAATAAAGCAGTTACATATCTTTTTAAATATATGTCATTAAAAATATCTGTATAAGTGTTAGGGTCTAATCTTCTATAACATTCTATTACTAACCATTCATCTTCTTCTAAATCATTTTTCCAATCCATATCAATGTATAATCTATTATCGTGTTGATTAAATCTCATAGGTTTTTCACCTACTAAAACGTGATCTAAAAAATCTAAATGTCTTAATACAACATCATAGTTAACCATTGAAGTTGAAGAAAAATCATATAGATCGTTTAATCTCATTTGATACCTAACATCAAATAAATTTAAAGTACCTTTGTTTGAGAATGGAAATATATTAATTATAGATAAAACGGTTTCAGGAACAACAAGATAATTTTTATCTTCGTACCAAGTTGTTGAAACACTTGAGTCTTTTAAATCTGTCTTTGATTCACTTTCCTGATTTAAACCTGATAAACGAGTTTTATCAGCAGCAGTTAATTTGTATTTTAGATATGTTCTTCTAATACCATCAGAATGAAATTGCTGAAAATATTGTACTGCTTCGTCTATTCTATCTTCTAATTGGTCGTCATCTACATTTATTTCAATGACTGGTTTACCCAATGCTCTTAATGAATATTGCTTTAATGTTTCTCTAGTTGCTGGTACTGCCATAAAAATCCTTATCTTTTATACTATTTATAAGATTTATTTAATGGTAGGAAAGAGATTATCAGCACAAAACAACTTAATATCTTCTTCAGGTAACCCTAGTGATTGCATAGTTTTAGGGGTGTGAGGATTCTTTTGTTGATTTTCACAATAGAAATTTTGTGCTCTTACGACATCTTCCTCGTTAGAATCACTATTATAATGTCCTATTTTATCAATATATGCGTTTAAATTAGATAATGCTAAAGTACAAATTTGTTCTAACTCTCTCTCTTCCCTTACATTTCCAGCAGCAATCATACCTTCACTAAAGATTGCTTTTGCCCAATCAGGCAATTCTCTTACTTTTGATGGTTTAAACCATTTGTTTTCTTCTATAAACCATCTTGTTAATGGGTGTTCTTTCTTTAGTAATGGAGAAAAATCGTGGAATGCACCTGTAATTTTATTCTTACCTGCAATAATATCAAAACCGTAAATAGGTCCGCCATTGTTCTTCATAGGAAATAGACAGATATGTGCCATCCATAATCCTTTTGTTTCTCTAGCGTCAACTACATCCACGTGGGCTCGTCTAATACTCATATTAGACCAAGTACGGTTTGTCCAACCAGGTTTATTAAATCTATCCATACCTGGTTCTTTATATTCAACTAAATGTGTATCTAATACTTCTATTATTTCTTTTTCTAATTTAATTAATCTTTCCCAAATCATAATTCTTTTCTTTCCAAATAATAATAATTACATCCTTGACCGTGCATACCATATTTAGGATCATATTTTACATTTTTAACATTAAAGTAATCTAAAACACTATTACAAAATCCTGCCAAACTATATCCAAATACAGGCATAGTTCCACTTTCATTTACAGGAAAAATAGGATTAGGTGTATAGTCATCTTTATTAAAAACTCTAATAAACATTTTTCCAGAAGATTTTAATATTCTATGATACTCTTTTAAAATTAACATAGCGTCTTTTGGATAATTCACGTGAAAAGCACCAGCGTCTATAAGAATATCAAAACTATTTGATTCTATCTTATCTAATTTTCTTATATCTGCAACGAAAAATTTTCCTTTTGTTAAACGCTTTTGTGTTCTTTTTATAACCGTTTGTGAAAAATCTATACCTGTTACATCAAAACCTTCGTTTATAAGATATTCAGAATTTCTACCATCAGCACATCCGCAATCTAAAACTTTTAAATTTTTTTCAAAATTATAATACTCTATAAAATCAACAATATGGTCATCTTGTTTTTTTCGCTCTGCGCTAGGATTTTTATAGTCCCAAGGTCCACCAGTTGGATTTTGTTGAAAAAATTTATCCCATTCTTCAGATAAATCTTTCATTAATCTTTGCCTTCTATATTAGTTCCTTTGAAAGGATCATTTTCTGTATCTCTATTATTTTCATCAAAGACTTCATTTGTTAATACTAAAGGTTTACCTATTTCATTCATTTCTTTAAATAATTCTGTAGCAGATTCAAAACAATAAGTTACTTCAGCCATAACATTAATTTGATATGTGTTTAGATACTCGTTTATGATTTCTTTAACTATTCTTTTGTACTCTTTTCCTTTACCTAGAAAATCGTAATAACCTTTTACAGGTACTTTTTTAGAAATCATTTGACCACCAGATAGGTCGCCTAAATGTCTAACATATATGTGTCCGTATAGTTTTTCTGGATCGTCTTGTATAGTTTCTATGTGTTTAACATATGCTTGTGTACTAGGAGTTATTCTAGGTGGGTTTGATATATCAGGCCACAACTTCTTATAATCTCTATGGATATTTTCTGCTCGTTGTAAACCAGGTGTTTGTCTAAACAAATCATTTGCGTTTCCATACTTTTCTAGTACAGAATAGCATTGTAATTGATTATACAAGTATATAGCGTACAATTCAGGACGAATCGTACCACTCATTAGAGTTTTTACAAACTCTTGTCTTTCAGCGTTTTGGTGAATCTCTTTTGTGAGCTCTTTAATGTCATATGCCATAATATAAAACCAGTAATGTAAAAGTTAATTAACTTCTACAATTATGCGTCAGCTTTAGCAGCAGCAGCTCTAGCAGCGTCTGCTTCTTTATCAGCAGTTGATTCAGCGTCGTGAGCAGCTAATTTTTTAGTCTGAGCAGTTGCCTCATCATCGCCATCAAACTGAACATCAACAGAATTTGTAGAGAAATTGTATTTCATTCTCCAAGATTCTACATTATCAGGAGCATTTGTTACCTTTACTGCGTGTCCTTTCGCTACTGCGTCATCGCCAGCGTCAACTTTGTCAGTAAATGGTTCACCTGTTCCTACTTTAAAATAATATGTTGCCATTGTTTTGTTTCTCCTAATTAATTGTTATTATGCGTCAGTACCAGAGTGACCTTTACCACCGTATGTACTATCATTATTACCGTAAGTGCCCCACCAATCTATTTGCATAATTGCAGGATAACAAGTAGTATGAGAACCACCGTGCATTCCTGTTCTACTTTCATTTAGACCATAGTTACCAGTTTTGTTAGTAATCGTTGTACCTCTTAATGCGTTATCATCTCTAATAACATCATTGTTATCAGTACCACCGTAGTAAACCGTTGTATCTTGTGTATGATCTGAATCTGTAGGATCAAATGACCAAGAGTATGTTCTCCATTGTTGGTCGTCTGTATTGTCTGACCAACCACCGTGGAAACCTGTTCGTCCCCAAGCGACATATGGATTTGCCCTATCTGATTTAGTTTGGTTAACACTTATGAATTTTCTTGGATTTTCTAAACTCATACAGAAACCATTAATACCACAAGCATAGTAGTAATAAGGAGAATAAATCATTCCCCAAGTACCATCCCAAGTTGTATTAAATTTAGTGTAGTATTGTGGTCCTTGGTTTGCACCGTAAGATGTAGTTGTTGAACCTTGGAAGTCTTGCCAACCAACATATATTCTAGCAGAACCAGTTGTTCCTAATGAATTACCGTTAGCACAATTGAAAGCGGCATATCTCATTGAGTTACCGTTTTTATGTCCAAAACCAACCCACTTGTTATTACCAACAGCAACCGTCATATCTCTATTGTTATCTGTTGTCCAAGTGTCTGTAAAGTATTCTGTTGAAGTTAAGTTATCAAAATATTCTTTAATTTTTGTAACGTGGTTCAAACATTTACTTGATTCAAATATGTGAATTGTTTTACTTGTTGATGAACCTGTATTACTAGAGTGAACCATAACAAGCATTTTGTTTTTCTCGTTATAACCAGTTCCAATAGCGTATTCATCTGAATTGTCTAATTTGTGAGAAGTATAATCGTAATGGTCAAAAGCAGCACAAGAGTTATTACCCATATTCATTTCTCTTAATGAGTTTCTTTTGTTACAGAATAATCTTCTTGGTCTTACACCTTCTGGTAATACGTGGTTAATTTTTGTCCAACCGTTATCGTATTCAAATTGATCTGTATAAGAGTGGAAACTATTCATAGTATAGAATCCATCCCTAGATGAAGTGTAATATTGAGCGTAAGGATATTGGTCACATTGGTTAATAGACTTCCAGTATTTTTGCCAGTCGTCATAAGTTTGTGAAGATAAGTTTTGGTGCCCCATATCAGTACCAAAGTCGTTCATATTGTAGGCAAACGAAGCGTCCCCTAATATACCGAAACGATAGTTAGTAGTTGAGTTACAAACTGCACCCCAAGGTGAGCCGACCATTTTAAAACCAGAATCAAAGATTCTGTATGTCATATGTGTATTTTGGTCTCCAGAAGTTCCGAATAGACCGAATAGTGGCAAGCCTTCTTTTCTGTGGTCTATTGCACCAGCAGAACCGCCACCTAGTAAGTTTGATAAAGTTGCCATTTTTTATATTCCTCTAAATTTCTTTGTTATATTTATATCTTTAGATACTTGCATTTATTATACTAGTACCCAACCAATGTAAGACGAAGTTACATCTGGAGTTGTTTTATAAGTTAGTCTTAAAGTTGCATAGTTTGAATCACAAATCAAATCAGCAGCTTCTCCTGCAATGTTTTGACCATTTCTACCAACCGTTAGATTAGCAGACTTGAATTGTCCATAACCATCAGCAATTAATACATAATCGTTATCAGATGGATTAGCAGGTAAAGTTATTGTAAATGCACCAACTTCTCCTGTGTTACAAATGTAAGCACCACCTGAAACAGCAGTGAATGATGAGTTTCTATAATCCCAAGTTATTCCTGTAGCACTTGCCCATTCTGGATCAGCAGCATTACCTTTTGTTACTAATACTTGACCACTTGTACCAGCAGCAAGTCTTTGAACGCCTGTTGAATCTCTAAATAAGAAATCTCCGTGAGTTGTTAATTGAGTTACATCATCACCTTTTTTAGCAATTTTTGACCAATAAGTTGCGTTTGAAGTAGCATTACCAGTTGAAGCTAAAATACAGATGAATGATTCACCACCAGAAGTTACAATATCGTCAACTACATAGTCTGTACTTGCGTTGTAAGCCCCTTGGAATACTGGTTTAATTCTTCCTAAATTTATTGTTGCCATAATTCTATGTTTCCTTATTTCTATTTATATTTATAATCGTTTTATCTTTGATTATAAAAAATTTTAATTTAATTCTACTTTTAAATCTCCGTTATCAACACTAAAAGTCAGACCAGCCCTCATAAAGAAACTATTTTTGAAGATATCCTCTTGTGTTTTAGTTTCAAAACGAGTTTCTATATTGTCTGCACCATCAGTTTTTGTTAGTTGCAATTCGTGTTTCCATTCTGGTGTGTAGATTTGTCCACCAGTATCAGTAAAGTTACTTTCATAGTAAAACAACTCATCAATTGCACTACCTGGATTTAAACTAACAGATTTTCTTGGTACTTGAATAGTGACCGTTGCACCTCCAGTACCTATTGTTCCTGAAGTAGTTACATTTGTTGTATATTCAGTACCACCACCTCTAGTACCACCTTCAGTAGTAGAGAATTTAAGGTCTGATTCTTTTAAGTTAGTGTCAGATACATCAAAAATATATGTAAATCCTTCATACATTTTCATAGTATTTCTACTTCTAACTTCGTGTGTGATTGGCTGTTCATCATCACCATTATCAATTACTAAAGATCCGCCAACACCGACCATAAACAATTTTGTTCCATCGTTATTAAATGACATTCCTTTAGGTTGAATATTGTTTGTTCTAACTGCTGTTGAATGAGTTACTGCTTGAGTAGTTGAAATATCAAAACCAGTTACTAATGGATATTGAGAAACTTTATTATTGTCTTGTCCCAATACATATAATACATCTCCATCGTTATCAAAAAGAAGTGATCTTGGTTGAGTATCTTCACCACCTGTTCCATAAGAGTCAACAAATGAAGCAGTAGATAAATCGTAAGCAGTTGTTAAAAGATATTCGTTTACATCATTGCCGTCATCTCCAACAACAAATAATAATTCTCCTGGGTTAACCGCACCTCTAGCAACATCATTGAAATATAAATCTTTCATATTAGCATCCTGAGCAGATACATCTAAACTTTGTGTATAAGTTGCTGTTGCAATATCATATGCTGTACTTACAGCATATTCATTAATTTTTCCACCAGTAATACCTTGTTCAGCATTACCACCATTTTCAACAATAAACATTTTAGTACCGTCATTGTTAAATGTAATTGCAACTGGAGTTAATCCTTTTATACTAATATCTAATTCTTTTACAAAAGATAAAGTAGTTACATCAAATGCTGATGATAAAGCATATTGCATAACTCTTGCGTGGTAACTATCAACAGCATAAAATTTTGTTCCGTCATTATTAAAACAAATACCTTCTATTGTAGATAATCCTGCTTGTGATTTAGTATGGAAACTTCTACCGTAACCGTTGTAATAACCATCTGTTTGTACTTCAGCATTTGGTATTCTAACTAAAGAAGTTGCGTTTGTAAAAGTAATAGTTTGAGCGTCATAAGCAGTACCTAATGCAAATTCATAAAGATGTTGATTAGCGTATTTGCCTGTAATTTTTTTAGTTACGGTTCTTTTAATTACTTGATTAGTTTGACCTGCAATATTAAAACCGTAAAAGTCGTCTTTTTCTTTTCCTGTTACCGTGAATTGTGTTAATGTACTCATATCTTTATTTATATCCCTTAAGCAACCTCTAATAATTTCCAACCATTAATTGCACCAGTATATACTAGTGTAAAGGCAGCGTGATTAATTGTAGCAGACATATTTTCTGCAAGGTTCATAATCTCTTGTCCGTTTCTATCAACCGTTAAATTGTTTGTTTGGAATGTTCCATTTAAATCTACAAATGTTACTGCGTCACCAACTAATGGACTACCTGGTAATTGTATTGTAGTAGGATGAGCAGATGTATTAACTAAAAATCTTTGATTACTTTCTGCAACCGTTATTGTTGAACCATCACCGACAATAGTTACATATGGTGTACCACCACCTAAACCTGTCCAACTTGATCCGTTATAACCTTCCCAAGCAACTAGAGATGTATTGTATCTAATCGCACCAGTATATAACGCACCACCGATAGGTCTTTGTGCAGTTGTTCCTGTTGGTGGAACCCAAGCACCAGTTCCTGCCTGGTCTCTTGTCATATATCCTAATACAGCGTTTTCTGTAGGTACAGCATTGTTTGAGTTTCCACCCAAAGTCATATCTGTACTAAATTCGTTAATAGCAGCACCTAATTCTGCACCGATAGAACCAAGTTTTAATTCACTTAATCCTGAAAGGTTAAAGGCGTCTGCATTAAGAGTAGCAGATCCAGTTGCCTGTTCAATCTTAAATAAATCTCCAACTCTAAAGTCCCCTTGTTGGTCGGTTGATACCCAATATACTCTACCACCATCTTCTTCAGTTACCTCATCATCTTGGTCTGGACTTTGTGTAGGTACATTTGGATAGTTTGTAGTAATAAAATCTCCAGTACCAATATTTAAGAAATCGTGGCCTGTTAAACGAATGTTTGAGTAACCTGTTGTAACATCTGAAGATAAACCATCATCTTTTGCTTTTATAGTTATAATATCATCTGTTAATCTAACTACAGCAGTTCCAGCAGTTACATTTTCTTCAGAAACTAACCCAACTCTATAATATTTTGTATCTCCTGCAATTCTTATATTTGCAGCCAATTTAATAATTCCTGTTGCATTTAAAGTAGTAGTACCTGATTTAACAGCAAGTAATGGTCCTCTTTGACCTTGTTGAGCAGGTGAACCAAAAGAACTATCTAGTGTAACTTGGAATGTAGTTGTATCTTCTTTTGTAACCGTAATAGTTTCAGCGTTTTGGAAATTACCAGTAATATTTTCTATATGTAAGTATTGTAGAGATGTGTTAAATCTAAACATTGTAGCAGTTGCACCTGAAGTATCACCAGTTATTGTAGCAGTACCCGAACCTTGTGTAGCAATTGAACTTTCTAAATCTGAAACCGTTGCACCACCTATGAAAGCAGCAGCATTGTATTTCAACATTAAACCTCTAGTTTGAATATTTACAGGTGTTTCGTCTTCGTCTGTACCGTTTGCAACACAAGCCTTCTCTCCGTATGCGTGTGAGCAGTTTAGACCTCTAATAAATCCACCTGATTCACATAAAATTGCTTTTTCAGCATAATAAACGAATACTGATACTGCCTCACAACGACCATTTCCTAAAATGTGAATACCCATACCATCACTATTGATTTGAGTAAAGTCATTTCCTAGAATTGATTTGTTAGATGAAGCGTGAGTTTTCTTGTGTAAGTTACCATCAACTTGCATACCAGCAGCACCAGCATTTGCTGATGTGCAGTTTTGAATGTATGGAGAAGCAGTTTTAATATTACCACTAGGGTCTAGTGTCATAACACCTGCCATTTCAACACCTTTAGGTATTGTAAACTCTCCAACATCTGTTACATTAAATCTTGCTCTTCCTAATGTGATAAAATCACTTGTTGTTAATCCGTGATTTGTACTTGTATTAACCGTTAATTCTCCAGTTGCGTAAGCATATGATATATTTGCAACACCAATATTTGTTCCTTCATCACCTTCTTTAATAACATTTCCGCCTTTAACAAAAGTGTGTGCATATTCTGAAATTGAAGTAGGTATTGTAAATGAATTAGCACTTGTTACCGTAACTTCGTATAATCCACCAGCACGTTTTGTACCAGTTAATCCTGTAAATGTAAAGTTTCTAATGTTCGTTGCGTCATTTAATAGGAACATATTACAAGCATTGTTATCTTCTAAAGATTTTACCGTTAATGTTAAATCACTAGAATTACCAACATCAGCACCTTTAAGTGTAACAACATCATTAACACTAAATCCATTACCACCGTTCCAAGTAATAACCTCTACTGCCTTACCACCATCTACTAATACACTAAACACAGCGTCATTACCAACTTCTGGAAGAATTTTATCTCCATCAGTTGTTGTATATTGTAATCCTGATACTTTACATACATCACTAACAGAAAAACCGTGAGTTGATGTACAAGTAATTGTACAAACACCTGTTGCGTTATCGTAAACAGCATTTGATACACTTAATTCACCGTAAGCAGCGTTTGTAACTAATCCACCTCTTTTATAGATGTGTACTAAATCTGAAGTTCCTAAGTTTACCGTAAAACTTGTTGTGTCTGGAACACTTGCAACCGCTAATGATTTTTCAATTTTACTAGGGTGTACATATTTGTATTCGCCTGCCGTACCACCTGTAAAGTTATTTGTTATACTAACGGTTTTAATTTGTGTTCCTGAACCTGTTGTAGGAGATACTCGGCAGTTTCTTAAAGATTCACCTATGATTGATACTCTAGGTCTAACTCTTAAAGGTAATACTTCTTTGTATTCACCGTTTGCAACTTTAATTACATCACTAGCGATAGATTTAACATCTGCTGTTAATGTAGTAGCGCCACCAATATCAGCACCGTCTATTCTTAATTTATCTCCAACATTATGATGAGCAGTTCCGTTAGTTACTGATATTACAGGTGAAGCGCCATTTGTGTCAACTCTAAAGTAAGAGTCTTCACCAACAGCAGGATAAGTTTTTGCACCGATAGAACAAGTGTAATCTAAACCTCTTAATCTTATAGTATCACTAATAGATAATCCGTGAGCACCTGAAGTTGTTATTGTAACTACACCTGTATTATTATTATAAGGTCCGTTTGTAACTGATAATGTTACATCATCTGATCTTAAAACTTCACCACCAGTAACATAAGTGTGAGTGTAAGTTGATGTTCCTAATGTTATTTCAAAAGTTGTAGAAGATGGAACTCCTGTAACCGTTAATTCTTTATAAGCAACTGCTCTAATATTATTGTACACATTAGCAGTACCACCAGTACCACCATTAACATTTTGTACTTCAGTTATGGATGCCTCTTTTGCTTTTGTACAAGCGGCCTGTACTGATCTGTAAGGTAATGATTCTGTTCCTGGGTTATTGTCATCTCCTGTAGGAGCAACATATAAAATATTTTTACCAGAAATATCTGACCATTTAACATCTAGTCCATCACTTGCTAAAACTGAACCTGGCATACCAATAGGTAACCTAGATACACCACCTGAACTTTCAAATAAAATATCACCACGAGTAGTTAATACAGCAGCAGTATCTCCTTGAGCAAGAATTGTCCAAACGGTTGCGTCTGAACCAGGTTGAAC